ATGAAGAAAAAGATTGTAGGTGCAGCAAAAGAGAAAGGTTTAGATACAAATACTTTTATTCGATTGGTTTTGATAAAATATATTGGTGAAAAGTGAAAGAAATTAAAGTGCTCGCTTGCATTCCCTTAAGCCAAAAAAAAGAAGCAGAAGAAGGCTTCATGAAGACGCGTTGTCCGATTTGCAAGAATCATATGTGGATTGGGCCTCTTAAAGTGAAAGTTTTAACGAAGCTTTTAAATTCCAATGAGAATTATTTTTACGGATGCACAGATTGTTTCGAAAAAAGTGATATTTTTAAAGAATTGACTGAAAAAACTACGCCATGGGAGATACGGTATGAACGAGACTGACTTTACTAAATTTAATGATGAATTTATGAAAAAAATTAATAAAGATTTAGATGAAATTGCTGGATATTATTTACAAATTCTATTAAATATTTATTTTGCATGTGATAAAGAAAAATCTTTTAATGTTACAGTTGATGAAACTCTTTCTGTTGTTGTAAAAAGTTTAATAAAAGCTGCTGATTCTGTAAAATCTGATGGTATAGAAAAATGGAAAAAATTATATGAAGAATCGGGAGGAAATATAGAATGAACAAGTCTGAAGAATTGAGATTTCTAACAAGAAAATGTCTCAAAGATGAGCTGAATTTAATGGCAAAAGAGTATAAAGATACGATATTAAATCTATATATTAACAGACAAGATGATAAGTCTTTTTATGACATGGTTAATTCTTCATTTTATTTTCTTTTAAATTTTATAAGCACCATGACTTCAAGTCTAAAAATTGATAGTGAACAAAAATTCAAAGAAATAGAAAAATGTTCTAAAGATTCCCCACCTTAACTCCGGCCCGAAGTTCTATCTTAAAGCTATGAAGAGGCGTTGGTTCAAGAGGCTCAACTGCGACTCCAAACTTATCAAAAGCAAACGTCACCCGCTTTGGAACCGAAGCTACTAAATCTGGATTACCTGGTGGGAGTTCCCTAGTCGGCATTTCTGGCGCATTTGGAGGCACACCAGGCTCATTATAGGAAGGAGTGGGCTCATTTTCTGGTCGCTCCACCGCGGCCGATTGGGGACGAGAAAAGGGGAGTTCTTGAGGTGGGGCTTGTTGTGATAAGGGCGCAATGGTAGGGTTTCTATATCGGAACCCCATCCCAACTAGGCTATATCCATAAGATAATCCAGCTCCGATGAAATAATAAGCGCTTACATAAGCTCCAGCAATTGCAAAGCCTGTGCCAGCCATCAAAGAACCTAATATTGATTTTTCAAACCGCGTCATATATATTCTCCTTCCTCCCCGGTCTTATCCACAGAAACTGGGGGTAAAAATACCATTATTTATGCTAAGAGTAAGTCAGATTTGTTAATCAATCTCTTCTATAAATTTATTAATCTCAGCAAATCGTTTATTAGCCATCTCTCTGGTTTCAAATATATCAAAAATTATTTCATCCGAGGTTACGATAAAAATGAAATTGTTTTGCTTGGTGAGCTTTATATGCACACCCTTTATAGCATCCGCTCGAATATGCTTATCAGCCAGCTTCACAAACTTCATCTTTGAAATACTCTTCCCATATCAAAGACTCAATCCAATCTGGAATGCTAATCCCATACTTTCGGGTAATGTCACGTATTCTGGCGTACGCTTCAATCGAAATCAAAATCGTAGTTTTACGGGGCCTATTCGTTTTATCAAACTTCTTAATATCATCGAGATTTGGAATGTAGTTTAATGACTTCTTTTCAATCCAACGATTCATAAGCTCCTTCTTATCCGCAAGGATTCGCTTAAGTTCCCAAAAGAAATTATCATTAAGATTGACTACTAGTTTTACTTTTTCCATTGGTGTAGTGTACTATAAATATAGGACGCAAGGAAGTGTTATGAATACAAACTGGCTAATCAACTTTCTTTATCTTGTCTGTATAGCAGGGGGATTAGTTTTAATAGTTTTTTTATTTATTTATCTAGATTTCATGTTTTCTTTATTTAATATGCCTCCAATTAACTTTCCCGTAAAATAAAATCATGGAAATAGATGACAAAGAATTTAAGAGACTAAAGTACGAAATCTCAATTATTGAATCGAACCTTTACGCTCTTCGGGATACCTCAAAAGAAATAAGAGACAAGCTTATAGATATGAAAGAGTTTGAAATTTGGTATGCCAAAAGACTTAAAACAATAAAAAATGACATTCGCTTTATATGGTTTTGGAATTTCTCAATGATAGTAGCCCTTTGGCTAATCTTCTTTAGAACCATCTAAAAAAAACCCCAAGATAACTCTTAGGGTCAAGGCACATGTTGAGATGATTTGGCAGTTCAACATGGCAATCCGAACTATAGCAGCACAAATGAAAAAGGGAAAGCCGCATGAGGTTTGCTGCTTTCCCTTATCAAAACTATTGATATTACACCTATTACTTACAACCTAGGGGTCGATAGAAATTATATCATTAAAAAAAGTAGATGCACACTTTAAAAGAAGGGAGTAGTATCAACAGAACGCTTCGGCGGAAACTAAAAAGGGAAGGTAAAACCTTCCCTTTAAGCGGTAATCAGTTGATTTATTCACTTTAATTCGTTTTAAAACTAATTAAAACTAATAAATTTCACTGACAAAATACTCATTAAGCATGTCTATTTTGTCAATCAAAAGTGGATTTGTCAACACTTTATTAAGGGATTGATAAGATGGCAGCGGTACTCAAGATTACAAACTCAGAAATACTAGAGCAAAGAAAGGGTCGTTCTTACAGAAAAGATTATATATTTGATCACCTTAATGAATGGTTTAGATTAGAACTTGAGGCTTATGGGTTAAATCCTTCTACCTTTGACTTATTACTACTCCAGATAGTAAAAATTCTAGATGATAATAAAAGTCAAAATATTTATAGAAATACAACCAAGCATTTATGTAAAAAAGTTTTTGGCAAGCTACTTACTAAACATAAATATAACAAGCTCCTTAAAGCTCTCCATTTTCTTCAACATATACAGTTACTTAACATAATAAGACCTAATAATAAGAAGTCTAGAACTTATTATGTTTTCAAACATACTCAATATAGTAACTTGGTCCAAAGTATCGAAGGAGGTTCAGATCGAGTCTCACAAGACCTCATAGAAAAAGCCTTAGAAAATCAGAAAAAAATTTCAATGTTATGGTCGATTTCCGACCAAACATATAAACCATATAAGGGATCAATAAATAATAACAATAACAATGTATATGGAGACGCTCCAAAATCTCTCCCCGTGGAGGTTATGTCTATGAATGAAAAAGATGAGAAGGACGAGAAGATTGAAAACTGGTGCAAATCGAACAATGAGCACCCAAAAAACGCCAAAGTCTGGATAAATAAACATGGTTATCAAGCTGTTCTTGATGGAATTGAATATTTTGAAGATTGTAAATTGAAGTATCCGATTAATAACCCAGGAGGTTGGATGGCTAAGAACTTAGAAAACAAACATTATGAAAAACATATAAAACACAAACGTAGAGCTAGTTCTAGCCTAACACTTGCTGTACCAGTCCTACTTGAAAAAATTAATAGAACACCTGAACAAGTTGAGCTCGGAAGAAGCGTTTTACAAGAATGCAAAAACATGGTCAAGGAAGGCGCCAAAAAACGTCAAGAAGACGTTCAGGCGCAAAGAGTGTGCAGTGAGAAAAGAAAATCGAGATTGTTCAACAGTGGTCAACCAATTCAAGATTTGACAGTAAGGGAAAGTGGGGCTACACCCTTACTGAAGGGAACGAGATCTTTTTACGAAATAGTTAAGGGACCAAGCTAAGAATTGTTAACGGTACTTGACTTACCGAAGGTTTTTTAGTATAGATACCTAGGAATATAGATAATGGCGGAGGAAAGTTAAAAATGTACTTATTAAGTAAAATTCTTAAAAATGAAGATGGAATGACGGTTGACGAATTGCTGACTCATGTTCAAGAAATCGCAAAAATATCCCAAGACCAAGACAAAGTTGTAATAGAGATGGCTGAACGATTTGGTGCATTTGATAATCGTTTAGGTGAAATAGAAAAATTGTTAGAACCTATTAACAATAATAACGTCATTGGACGAATTAAACGCTTAGAAAGCAAGCTTGATTATCTGAATAAAGCCATTATAAATAGATGGGGCAGTGAGCTTTTAGAAGAAATAGACAATAGGAAGGAACCTAAATAATGGACTTCATGTTTATTACTACCATCACTAAGCGCGTTGATGCGTTAGAGGAATCGCTTAATCGTATCGTTGAACGATTGGATTTATTTGAGAAAGATATTAGTACCATTAACAAACGAATTGATGTGGTCATATCTGAAAAAATTATTAAGTTACTGGAAGAGGTCAAAGAAAGTAATTTCCAACTTGTGGAGCTTTTATTTACTCGAGTAGATAACAACTTTAAATTTCAAGAAATAGATGAAGCTTTGATAAGTTTAAAAGAACAGTTAAGCAAATTGAATCATTCAACGTTGAACGATACGAAGAAACACAATGAGTAATCGAGAACTCAGGTCCAAATACACCAAATGTCAGTTCAACATGAACATCCCCCCTGAGCTCAAATCGGAGTTTAAGGCCGCATGCGCTCTTAGGGGTGATGACATGAGCCATGTGGTTTATAAATTTATGAAATCATACTGTAGCGTTGAACGATTGAGACTTGAACGAATCATTTTCAAATATAGGAACAAGGAGTCACCTAATGAGGTCGCGAGCTGATGTTGTTAGCATGGTAAGGAAGCTTAACATTGAAGCCAGAGAGGACATATGCAATGAGCTAAATGCCATTATTGAAGAATGGTATAAGGAAAAAATAAAGCGCGTTGGCTTTCTTAATGTGGCAAGCATGGACATAAAGCAATATCTGTATACTCAGAAATTAGATTTGATGGATAGAATTTGGCAATTCTTATTGCCCGAGGAAGTCGAGGAGTACAAAGAACTATTGGAAGGCATTGAGCATCTAAAAAAGGATTTTATTTAATGGATATACAATTTTTGAAAAGACTGGACAGCATGGCCATAAAAACTCTTGAGAAAGAAGGTAAGTGGAAAGATAACGAACAATCTTTTCATTCCTTGGTTTTATATGATTCAAAAACAAAGGAATGTGCCTTTGTTATAAAAACCCCTGATGGGACTTTAGTCTTTGACCCAGAGTGCATCCCTGATGTTATTGAAACTATGACTAATGCTTATAACGAATTTAAAATAATGAAAGAACAAAGAGGAATTTTGCAATGACAGATGATACTCACAAAATTATCCGCTCGGAAGTTTTTTTGAGCGACGAAGTAATCAAGCAACTTAACAAAAGAATTGATGGTATTTATACATCATGCCTTCCTCGGTTAAATGGTTTAGATGATGATTTGATTAACTTTGAAAAAGAAATAGATAAATTAAATAAGCAAGTTAAAAATTTGACTTCTAAATTAGAATGCCGAGCTTGTGATTCATCTTCGCTTTCTTTGGCACTCTCATTTTTATCTTTAGGCTTTGTCTTATGGGAATGTTTTTTTAGGTAGAAAAAAGGGACGCTCAGAAATTAACTAGGATGAGATAGTTAGAGCGCCCCTTTTAACCTATTAGAAGCTTAACTTCAATCCTGTTGAAGCTCCCATGGTTCCACGTGGCACAGTAGAGACGTTACGTAACGTTACTTTACTTTCCCAGAGGGCCATAGTACGCCAGGCAACAAAATCAGTAAGTTTTACTTCAAAACCTAAACCAAGACGAGGAGCACATCCTTTCATTCTAATCCAGTACCAAGGAGTATCGTGCTTATGGGTTAAATGGCTGACGCCAAGACTTCCAATGAAGTCTAACCATTCCGTCCCTTCTAAATACCCAACTAGAGATAAATGAAAGCCATGACCGGTGACTTTTTCTTTTCTGTGCTTTCGCTTAAACATATGAGTTCCCGCTTCAACACCGATAAAGTCCCATCGTGCCCCGACATAGCCACCAATACCTGGAGCTTTTTGCGTAAAATGATTCTTAAAGAGATCTCTTAAAAGAACACTTCTATACTGCGCATCTACTCCTACGTATGGTTCTACGTCTGCCATTACAGCCCCTGAAAAGGCAATCGCTGCCATTAACAAAGCTGATTTAATTAACTTTCTCATAAACTCTTCCTTTAGCTAAAGTTCAAAGTCACTTTAGTTGCCATCTATATAGTCGGTCAACAAAATATCTTTATTGTATAGATGAAATCTAGATGGTAAGATATTGTATGGCTGGACTAAATAAAGTGTATTTAATTGGAAATTTGGGGCAAGACCCTGAAATTCGCTATTCTCCTAAGGGCGATGCTATTCTTAAAATTAGTTTAGCTACGACAAGCTCTTTTTACGATAAAGTATTAGGGCAAATCAAGCACAATACTGAATGGCATACTGTAAAGTTCTTCGGAAAAAATGCCGAAAACATTAAAAACTTTGTTGTTAAAGGCGACAAGATTTATGTGGAAGGTGAAATTAGAACTGAGAAATGGAAAGACGGGAATGGAATGGATAGGAAAGCCACATTGATTTATGGGCGCACTTTCCATTTGATGGTCAAACAGCTAGGCTCTAAAACGGAAGAAGAGTCAAACCAAACGGAGATTGATGATGACGAAATCCCCTTCTAAAGTTAGATGTCCTGGTTGTAGAGGGTTAAAAAACATACCTTCTATCGGATTTTTAGTAAATGAAACTTGTCCCCAATGCAAAGGTAAAGGGGAAATTATTGTAGAAGAAAAAGAAGAACCAAAAATTATTGCAGAAGCTCCAAAAATCGAACCCCCAAAAGTTGAAGAACCAAAAGTAGAAGTGATTGAAGAGCCTAAAGAAGAAAAAGATGAGGGCTTCTTCAAAAAGCGTGGGCGTAAATCAAAATCTCTTGTGTAATGCATTGGAGAAGCTATGACGAAGAGAAAGAGACCAGAGGATAAGTTAAAAGTTGGAAGACCTCATACTTATACTAAAGAGTTAGCTAAAAAGATTTGCGAAGAAATATCAACAAGCGTTTTCGGATTAGAAAACATTTGTAAAAAGAATAAAGACTTCCCCCCTCCTGGGACTATCTTTAGATGGTTAGTTGAATTTCCAGAATTTCGAGAGATGTATGAGAAAGCCAGAGAGGAACAATGTAACGTTATGGCTGATAAAATCTTAGAAGTTTCATGGGATGATGAGTTTGATGATAGAGAATCGGAAAATGGAGTATCCCCAAATGCAGAATGGATTTCACGCTCTCGACTGAAAGTTGATTCATTAAAATGGCTTCTTACAAAATTGCAACCAAGAAAGTATGGAGAGCGCATTCAAACTGAACATTCTGGCTCAGTGAAAATCGAGGATGTGATATCAGGGCTTAGATGAGCAAAGTCAAATTGTCTCCAGAACATCTAGAAGTATTTCAAAGATTAAAAGATGATTTGGAGCATTATGCTTTAAAATGTTTAAAGATAAGAACTAAAAAAGGTGATATTGAATCTTTTATTTTTAATAAAGCACAAAAATTCCTTCATGAAAAATTACAAGAACAAAAAAGATTAACAGGTAAAGTTCGTGCAATGATTTTGAAAGGAAGGCAACAGGGCTGCAGTACGTACGTTGGCGCAAGATTTTTTCATCAAGTCACACAAAGTTTTGGAACTCATGCATTTATTTTGACTCACGCTCTTGATGCTACTAACAATCTTTATGCTATGGCAAAACGTTTCTATGAAAATTGTCCTGAAGTCATGCAGCCACAAGTCGCAACCAATAACTCCAAAGAACTTATTTTTGGAAAGCTTGATTCAGGATATAAAATAGGAACAGCGGAAAACAAAGCTGTAGGCCGCTCTTCAACTATCCAATTGTTCCACGGGTCTGAAGTTGCTTTCTGGGCAAATGCTGAAGCGCATGCAAAGGGAATATTACAAGCGGTCCCTGGAACTTCAGGCTCAGAGATAATTTTAGAATCAACTGCAAATGGAGTTGGAAATTATTTTCATCAAATGTGGCAGAAAGCTGAAAGCGGTGAATCAGAATTTATCCCAATATTTATTCCATGGTTCTGGCAAGAAGAGTATACAAAAGAAATTCCAAAAGACTTCACCCTTAATCATACTGAAAGCTACCTTCGAGAAATGTATGACTTATCTTTAGAGCAATTAGCGTGGCGCCGCTCAAAGATTGTCGACTTTTCAATTAATGGGCAAGACGGCGAAAAAAGTTTTAAGCAAGAATATCCATGCAATGCAACTGAAGCTTTTCAAATCACTGGTGAAGATACCTTTATTGATGCCATGGTCGTCATGCATGCGAGGAAAGCCAACGTTGAGAAATATGGGCCTCTAATTATGGGGGTCGATTTAGCTCGAATGGGGGCGGATAGGTCCTCAATCATATTTAGGCAGGGAAGATGCGCCTTTGGCCTTAAGTCTTATACCAAAAAAGATGTCATGGAGATGACTGGTATTATTCACACTGCCATTTTGGAGCATGGTCCAGATGCGGTGGCTGTCGATATAGGAGGGCTTGGAGCCGGCGCTTATGATAGGTTAAAAGAGCTTGGCCATAAGAATGTCTATGCCATAAATGGGGGCGCGTCTCCCTTAGATGCTATAAAATATAAGAACAAGAGAGCTGAGACATGGGGCCTTATGAAAGAATGGCTCTTCGATGTCCCCGTACAAATTCCAGATTGCGATTCCCTTCATGCCGACCTTTGTAATATCAAATATAAATATAATTCAAATAGCCAACTTGTTATGGAAGACAAAGACGAAATGAAGAAGCGAGGCATACGTTCTCCTGACGAAGGTGACGCTTTATCTCTCACCTTTGCTATTCCAAGCTCAATGTTTAAAGCTAAAGTCGGAGAAAATAAAACTGTATCGACTCTGGCAAGCGATTTTAATGCCAAACTTAAGACCTTCAAGCAAAAGAAGACCCCGTATTAATACGGATAGCCTTTTCTCATTCCTACTAATCTATAAATAGGTGTAATATCATCATTATTTAGTCATCAAAAGGATTAGGCTATGAGCGCTTATCAACAACGGCCAACCCGAAATACTGAAGACCGCCCAAAAATTGACACCATTAAAGAAAAAATAGAATCAAGTCATCGTTATTTCAAAAAAAATCAAGAACGATATCATTTCTTTATGAAGTTTGTCTTCATGACTTCTATTTCTGATGACGACGCAACGAAGCTCTCTATGCTTAATAAGCCTACAATTGAGTTCAACATCTTAGAAAGCATGATATCAAGGCTCCGAGGAGAGTTCCTAAAACAGGAACCTTCTATCCAACTTCGAGCAGCCGATGGCATCCGAATCGACCAATTGACACCAGAATTCATGGCTACTATGAAAATCATAGAGGATCATTTTAGAGAAATATTTTTTGATGCTTCAAATGACGCCCTCGAATACGACGTATATTCTGATTTGTTAGGGGGCGGATACTCGGTAGTCCAGGTCTTTACTGATTATGTCAATGAGCAATCATTTGAGCAAAACATAAGAGTTGAGCGAGTCTTTGATCCAACCTTAACGGGATTTGATCCACTCGCTCGTGAATCTCATAAAGGTGATGGCTCTTATTGCTTTCATCTCATTCCTAAATCACGTGAAGAATTTGAGGCTGAGTTTGGAAAAGAGAATACAGATAACATGAAGTTTGTAAGAAGCTCAACGATGGAAGGATTCAATTGGTCTTACTATAATCAAAACCAAGAAATTGTAATGGTTGCTGAATATTTTGAAAAAGTAAAAACAAGAACTCAGATTGCGCTTTTATCAAATGGCCATACAATTAAAGCAAGTCACTATAACAAGCTTGTTGAGTTATGGAATTCACAAGGTTTAATTGAGCAAGCTCCAATCATTGTTAAAAAAAGATGGACAAATATTGAAAAGATTCACCGATATGTAATTTGTGAGAATTCAATTCTTTCTCATAACGAAACCAATTTTAAATTCTTGCCGTTAATATTCATCGATGGAAATTCTGTAGTCATACGACAATCAGAAAACGGCGCATCGATGCAAATGACAAGACCATTTGTTTACCATGCAAAAGGAGTTCAACAGTTAAAGAATTTCGCAGGTCAAACGATTGGTAATGAAATCGAAAATATGGTTCTTCATAAATTTAAAGTTTCAGCAGAGGCAATTCCTGATGACTACATGGACGCTTACAAAAATGTTCAACAAGCTTCGACATTGGTTTACAACGCGTTTTACAAAGACAACCCAGAAATCAAACTCGACCCCCCAATGGAAATCCAAAGAACCGCAACCCCACCTATTGTCGAAAGTACTTTTGCAGGGACTGACCGAACCACCCAAATTATTCTCGGTACCTATGACAGTACACTGGCTACCAACGATAAGCAAATTTCGGGTGTTGCAATACAACAAGGAGCACTACAAAGTAATGCGGCTGCA